AGGCCATCGTTGCTGGTGGATTTGATGATCACTTCTACATCGTCATAACGTTTACTGACACGTCGCAGCATTTCTTGTTGCAGGGCAGGAACAGAACCTTTTGGCATTTTGTTGATTTTGGCTGCGGGGTATCTGTGGGGCATATATGGGACATAAAAAGGCCTCAAATAAACAGCAAAATCGAGATTAGGGATTTTTAGAAAAAATACAACCATCTGAAAAAACTTAGAAAACACCCAAAAACCCACAGAATAGTAAAAAACATCTATGAATTATGGATTTCAAGAGTCATTCAATCTAACTAATTGATAAATAAAAAATTAACTTTTCATCGCTTCGTTATGGGGCATGGTTGGGGCAAACTCGCTTAACTGTGTATTTAACAGCGTTACCTGCGCATTATTATTTTCTGACATCCATTTCCCGTACACCTGAAACACCATTTGCGCATCTGCATGGCCCATCTGGTTTGCAATGAATGCCGGGTTAGCTCCTGCTGTTAACGACCAGCAGGCATAAGTGTGTCTCGACTGATACGATTTGCGATGGCGGATTCCGGCACGCTTTACCGCTGCGTCCCACATCTGCCTTATTGAGTCAACGGTAAAATGGTCGCCATAATTTTTTACTTTCGCTGACACTTCAGGTTGAAAAACAAAGGTACATTTTTGTTTCTCTGTTCTGCCGAATTCTCTGAGGTGAACATCGATGATATGCTCTTTGCTCAGTCTCGTTAGTGCCATCTGACTCCGGAGAGCGTCGATTGCGGGCTTAATAAGGTGAATCACACGATTGGTTCCCGCCTGTGTTTTTGGTACTGTAAAACGGTCTTTTGCCAGATTTCTTCTGATTATCATTCTGCCATTGCGCAAGATGGTTGCGGTTTTTCTTCATCATTTTCTTCTTCTGTTTCCTGCTTAGCAGACAGTTCGCGGTTAACTTCTTCCAGGATATCTTTTTCCGGTGTATGTCGTGCAGCAGTGAGAGTTTCCTTGCTGGGGTTCTCGTGATCAGTCTCCGTTAAGTAGGCGTTGATATACCCCTGAAGGCGTCCCGGGTAGTGATAAAACTCAGGGTGAGCGCTCCGGATAAGTGCAAAAATAGCGGCGCGGGAATAGTCCAGAATACCCGGGGTTGCGCGAAGTGCTGCGGACCATTCTTTGAACGGACTTTCTCTTTTCAGGACGATTTCTTTTGCGCGACGATAAACGCTGCCCGGAATTTCATAAATATTAAAATCCATCGGAAGTGTGGCTGCTGCAATCTCCACATCCAGCGTATCGAAGGTGTGTACTAAATTCGGATTGCGATCGGTTTTGTTCCCGCCACCGGCATTTGCACCGGAAGCCGTACGGGTGATACGCGAAACACGATTTCCTTTCATCCACTCTTTTGTCAGCAGACCCCGATCAGTGTAGTCAGCGTCCAGGTATGCCTCGAAAAAAGCAGTTATCAGTCCCAGGTCTGAATTACCGGGATTAGGGAAAACTTTGTCAGTGTCGCGTACCAGTTTGTGAAGGTCGCGAATCTCCAGCGGGTCGAGCAGCTTTGTTTTGTGAGAAATGGCCAAGGCAGTAACAGCCGGCAGTTCTTCCGCCCGTGCTATATGTAATGCCTGAAGTTCTTCCCGTGCAACGTGCGTTACTGGTTTTTCGCTGCCGTGTTGCGCAAGCCAGCGAATGGGCAGCTCCTGACCAGAAACCGGCAGGAGCATATTCTCCTCAATCTCCGTCATGTCTTCGCCGTTGACGTTGGTATTGTCAGTACTGGCTGGTTTCTCCTGCACGGAGGGAGAGGGCGCGATAAATACCATTGTAATGCCATCTTCCCCGCCTTTTTCGTATCGGTTGCAGAATTCGGTATCAAACACGCCTTCAGGTGGAAGGTCATTCACAACGGGTAAATGGACGCGAACGGGTTTTTTAAAGTCGTCTTCATCATAATCGTTGTCATCCATTGCGGTAATGCAGCGGGAGATGGCAACAGATAATTTTTTTGCTGTAGTCCAGTAAAAACCACCTTTAATTCCCAGACGTTTTCTGACTTTGTCATTTTTTGCTTCGCAATATAGCGCAAATTCTTCTTTATCAGTGCTCATTGATAAACCTCATTACAGATTTAAGGGTGAACAAATCCCTGCCATTGCTGGCATTTTTAATCCGTTGGTATGGTGTTAATATGGCTGGAGGGTTATCCAGCCGGTGTTTCGTTATTCAGGTACAGCGATACTTTTTTTACCGGGAGGCATTCACCAGAAATTTTTTGCTCGTCTCTTGCCTGGAGGCAGGATTCTTTACTGGCATAAATTCCGGTAATCACATTCTGTGATTCACCCGTTATAAGAAAAACCGTCATCATCAGTGCAAATGCTGAAGTCATTGACGTTCTCCGAAAATACCAAGTTCAAGAAGAGCAATTCGGGAAAGTATGGAATTATCATTGAGCAGATAAGGCTCATATTTCCTCATGTTAATGGCATCTTCAGTAAACTCCCGGTTACTGAGCAGAACACCAATATCAAAACAACCTTCAGACGTATTAACGTTTGGTAATAACGTTTCCATTATCGCGTCCTCAACAATGAATTTTGTGATGCAGTGCCTGGTGCCTCCAGGTGACGTTAACCAGTTAACAATTAACGTCGGGTTAGTTGATGCTCGTTACGCCAGTAAAAGACCGCCTTACTGCTTTAACTGTTCCGCGTGCGCATAGCCGCATTCACCGCATCACAAAATTCACTTTAAAAAGGGCGGATATCCATTTCCGCCGAATCACCAGAAAAGTGATAACAGAGGTTGTTGTGGCTGGGGTGTCACTTAAGCGTATGGTCAACCTGACAACCCGGTGTCCTCAACGGGGGAAGGAATAACCCCTCCATACTTACCGCCGCGCCATTTCGCGGATTGCCACAACCGGAAGCGCACGGTCGACGAAAATTTAACGACAGGCTATCTATGAACCAGCTACCTCGCCGTGCGCTTTCGCGTTATGGTCTGACTTTTCAGGGAAATATCCTTTCAGTAAACTGTCAGTGCCGTATGCTCACCCGTGTCCGGCGCACGCACTCCACCTCACCCGTGGAGAACTCCTTAATTACCAACCTTAGCTTCGTTGGTTAGCTATTAACGCGGGTATGTAATCATTCTGGCAATGCTTAATGCCGCTGCTTTTTCCAGATTGGTGATATCCTGCTCCAGAGCGGACAGATTTTCAGCCTGCTTAGCCCTGGCTTCATTGGCCCATTTCAGATCCTGCGCTGCATTAATTTTCTGGTGCATCCACTCATAAAGTTCATCATCGGTATAGTCTGGCGCGATGATGACGGGGTTCTCGTTTCTGCATGTCGGCTCCTTGTGGTTAGCGTTGCCTGCTTTTTAACCACGTCAGGCGAGGTGGTATCCTCTGAGGGGTCTGTTACTCGAGAGGAAATTGGTTATGAATACAATCAAGTTTTCTTGCCCAGAATGTGGTGGCTAAGTCTTTGACACATCCTTTAAGCCGCAGGGCTCTGACAGTTTCGCGGGAGCCATCTGCAAAAATTGTGGTCACCTTGTAACTGAAGATGAGTCCTCGCAGTTCGATGACGAAATCGTTGACAATATCTTCGGTGCACTCACCAGAGACTTTCTGAAGTAAAGGCGCATACCGCTTAGTTACCGCTCTGATAACTCTTACCTGTCCGGCAATGGCGCTGATATCAATATAAAGCGCCATCGCTGTTTCTTTGCTGATCCCTGGACGCCTTCCATTCTGATGTTTGACTCGCCCACTGAGAAATCCTCTGCTTCCCCTTAACGCCGGGTAGCGGAACTGTTTGCTGAGAACACCGTGCGGTGTCTTGATGAGTAGAATTTAGAATAGCCTAAGAGTTATGGTCAAGCTTTTTGTGTAGAAAAACCTAAGCTTCTTGATGTAAAAAACACAAGTATTTGAAAGTTTGTGCTTTTTATTACAGAGAGTTGCGAAAAAAAGGGGGGTTATTTATTTGCGCTTCTTTTGCGAGCTTTGAGTAGTTCTTCAAAAAGTTTGTTGAAATTCTCAACTCGAGCACGCATCTCTGACAACAGAGCCTTTTGCTCTGACTCAGGCAGTGCGTCGAACAGTTGAAGCAACTCTTTTTGATCTTCTGTCAGATTGACTGGCTGATTATCTGGGATCGGTTCGCCTGGTTGCTTATCTTCATCTCCAAAAAGAAGCCAAGTCGGCGAGCACTGAAGCGCCTGGCTCAGTGCGAATAATCTCTTCCCCGCTGGCTGTGTTTCATCTCTTTCCCATTGAGAAATTGTTACGTGAGCGACTTTGACCAGCTTACCTAATGCGGCCTGAGACAGTTTTAATTTTTTTCGCCTGTATAAGAGGCGAGCACCGAAGGTTTCGTTTTTCATATTAGGTAATTCTAATTTTTCTTGACTTAGGTTTCTCTACGATCTAGTTTCCTTAGGAAAATCTAAGGGTTTCGATATGTTGAAAATTGATGCTATAGCGTTTTTTGGCAGCAAAACAAAGCTTGCCAATGTCGCAGGAGTTAGGCTGGCAAGCGTTGCTGCATGGGGGGAACTGGTTCCTGAAGGTCGCGCGATGCGCCTGCAAGAGGCATCCGGCGGGGAACTTCAGTACGACCCCAAAGTTTATGACGAATATCGTAAGGCAAAGCGGGCGGGGCGGTTGAACAATGAAAATCACCACTGAACAGGTTTGTGAGGCTCTGGATACCTGGGTATGCCGACCAGGAATGACACAGGAGCAGGCGACGATATTAATCACGGAAGCATTCTGGGCTCTGAAAGAACGCCCGAACATCGATGTTCAACGCGTCACGTTTAATGATGGCGAGGTTGATCAACGGGCGCTGGGCGTTAACCGGGTGAAGATATTCGAACGCTGGAAAGCTATCGACACCAGAGATAAGCGTGACAAATTCACGGCGCTGATTCCGGCAATTATGGAGGCTATCCGGATCAGCGATTTCAGATTGTATTGTGAAATTACTGACGGAAAAAGCATTACGTACATGATCGCCGGGTTAAACAAAGAATATGGCGATGTGGTGGAGTCCGGGCTGCTTTTTGCGGATCCAGTTGTTGTGGAACGTGAGACTGACGAGCTTATAGAAAAAGCTATTGCTTTCAAGCACGCGTATCGTCAGCAATACCAATATTACTTTGCAGATAAACAAATGTCTGCCAGGGGGGCGTATGAGTATCGATGCACTACGATGGGCTAAAAAGGTGAAAACCGGCAGTTCATCCAGTAAGTCAGTATTGACCTGGCTTGCTGATATGTGCGGTGCCGATTTGTGTGCATACCCGTCTGTATCTGCACTGGCAGAAGTAACGGAACTGAACAAAAAGACTGTGCAGGACAGCTTACGACACCTGATGGAGATTGGGTTAATTGTTGATACCGGTGAGAGAAAAGGCAGAACAAAGCAAATTGTGGTGTACCGACTTATCGGTGTAGAAGAAAGTGTTGCCGAGCCTGAATACACCCAAAAACGGGAGTCTTTAAAGGTGGGTAAAATTGGTGCTGTTAATAAAAACAGTACCGAAAATGGTTATGTTTCAGCACAAAACAGACCCAAAAACAGAACTCTTAGCTGCATGGAAAATAACCAAAGACACCCAAATTTTCCATCAAAGACACCCAAAAACGGATCACGGAACCCAAAGGAACCCAAAGATCTAAACCCCACACATAACGCACGCGAGAGTGCTCCGACCAGTGAGCAGGAAGTTTTGTCGTTACAGGCAGCCCCCCCTGTATTCCTGTATGGCCTGAGCGAACCCATCGGAAAATTCCCGATGAGCGATAGCTGGTATCCGTCACGGGATTTTCGACGACGGGCTGCGTTGTGGGGGATGGCTTTGCCGGAGACAGAATTTACACCTGCTGAACTTGCCGCCTTCCGGGACTACTGGGCAGCGGAGGGGAAAGTGTTTACGCAGATTCAGTGGGAGCAGAAATTCGCCCGTCACGTAAATCACGTCAGGGCGCAGGTTAAACCAGTCAGCAAAGGGGTAAACCATGCAGCAGCACCAGGTGGCACCGCATCACGGGCAGTTCAGGAAATTCGGGCAGCACGTGAACAGTGGGAACGTGAAAACGGATTTATCAGCAACGGAAACGGCCTGGAAGCTGTGGGAACTCATGGGGGAGGTGTATTCGAACCGCTGGATCCAGAAGAACGGGGCCGCACCTTCGAAGCTCTGGATTGCACAGATTGGCGCGATGACTGAGCAGCAAATCCGGCAGGTCTGCCGCCAGTGCATGGACCGCTGCCGGGCGGGTGAAACATGGCCTCCGGACCTGGCTGAGTTTGTGGCACTGATTTCGAAAAGCGGAGCCAATCCATTCGGTCTGACGGTGGATGCTGTGATGGAGGAGTACCGCCGCTGGCGCAATGAGTCCTGGCGATACGACGGAAGTGATAAGTACCCGTGGTCTCAGCCTGTGCTGTATCACATTTGCCTCGAGATGCGTTCAAAGGGGATTGAGCGCCAGATGACCGAAGGGGAATTAAAACGGCTTGCAGAACGGCAACTGACGAAATGGGCAAAGCATGTTAGTAACGGCCTGAGCGTTCCGCCAGTCCGGCGACAACTGGCGGCCCCCAAACGCCCGTCGGGGCCAACGCCAATTGAGTTGCTGAAACAGGAATATGAACGCCGGAAAGCGGCTGGTTTTGTTTGAGTTGAGAAGCGTTCAACAGCGCATGGGATCAATATAAAGATAAAGAAGATCGGCGTGATGACGCCAGTCGCGAA